TGTTTATCAATTCCGCTCATTACAGCTTTTTCTAAAGAGTTTTTGAATAAATTTCCAAATTTTTTTACTAAGCCAGTTAGATTATATGATTCCATAGATTCAATGGTTAGGTAGCAATGAAACAATAAGTCTAACCCATTTTTTAACTCTTCTACTTCTGGTTGTTTTTTTGTTAATTGCATTTTAAAATATTTAAAATTATAACATAATCTTTTGTAAATTTCTTGTCATAAGAAAGTAAATTCTCTACAATTTTAACAGAATTATTTACAACAGAATGGTCTCTATCAAAAAACGCAGCATTTAAAGCCGAAGTCATATGTACTCTTTTTCTTATTAAATATTGCGCCAATTGTCTAGGCTGTGCTGTTTCTCTATTTCTGTTGGATGTTCTACATTCTAAGTTATAGTAAGAGTTAACAGTTTCTATAATTGTTAACGCTTTCTGCATTTCTCTAGTAATTTTTTTTGGTAATTCTATTCTCATCTTGTTTTATTATTAAATATATTCTCTTTAATCTGTCAAAGTACGGTAAATAAATACGTTTTCCGCTATTTGAATTTAAAATTGATATGTGGGTATAGACAAATGTTTTTAAGTCGTCTATGTGTTCGTAATTGCTTAATGTTAAAACGTTCTTTTCAAATTTGTAATCCGAAAAGAACGTTTTTATTTCTTCAAAAGTTGACAATTAAAAAGGTAAATCTTGAAGTTCTTCTTCAAGTTCCGCAGATGTAACAGGTGCGTATTCTTGTGTATATTCAATTTCTCGTTTTTCGATTCTCCAACCTTTTACAGAATTAAAATACTTTGCTTCGCCTTGTGGGTTAATCCATTCTCTACCTCCTAAATTAATAGACACTTTTACATCTTGCCCTACTTTATAGCTGTTTAACAAATCTGTTTTATCTTGTACAAACTCAATTAAAACGTGTTGGGGGTATTGCTCATCTGTAGTTACAACTAACTCTCTTTTTTGAAATTTGTCGCTAAGAACTTGAACCTTTCCTAAAACTTTAATCACTCCATTTACTTCCATAATTACTATTTATTTATTTATTTGTTAATTATTTAATAGAAAATGACCTTACCTCTGGGTTACCTTTTACAAATGAAAAATATGCTTTCTCAATGAATTTATTTTTATCACCCAAAGATAGTCTAATATCTCCATTTTTAGATAAAATTAACTTTTTAAAAACGTAGTCAGTTCCTGATTTTGGCTTTCTTAATGTTCCTGTTATGTTATTTAAAAAAGATATTGTTTGATCTGTGTTTCCGTAAGTGTAAATGTAATACGCTAGTAAAGCAGGTGACAATACTTTAACTACTTGCAATGAACTTATTACGGTTGCTTTTTTCGCAATTTCCTCTAAGTAGTGTTTTTTATTTTGAGCAAATTTTAAAACATCCGCATTACTTATATTTGCATTATGGGAACTTTTCGCAAACATAACAATCTTTTCTCCTAAAGCCATCTTAGAAAGACTTGCTATTAATGTTGAGTATTTAAAACCTTCTAATTCTAAAACATCAGAAGCAGACCTATTAGTTCCAGTATCTATTGTGTCCATCACGTTAGAATCTATACCGCTAATAACGGGTACTGTATATGAGAAACCTGTTTCTAACACAGCAAGTAGTCTATGTTGACCGTCTTTTATTACTCCGTTTACATCTATAATTATAGGCTCTCCGTTTTCTTTCCAATTACCACTAGACATTTGGGTTTTATAAAAATTTAATGTTGCTGTTTTTACCTTTCTGTTTTCAATATTTCGGCTTAAATAATCTTTTGCTAATTCTTTTGTCATTCTAACTACTGTTGCTTTCATAATTTCTATTTATTTAATTTATTAATTTTACTTTGTAATTTCGTGATATATAAACACGCATCCATTAATTCTTCTTTTAAATGCTGTAAAAAATCATCATTATTATTTTCCTCTAAGGTAGTGTTATATTTTTTAATACCAATCTTACTTCTTATGTCAAATTCTTTTTTTAAATTTTCTACAATTGCATCCTTTTTTTTATAGTCAAAATCATAATGCAATCCATCGTTTCCATTTTGAAAGATTGCTTTTTGTCTTTCATAAGCTTCTTCTTCTTCTTCAATATTTTTTTGAAGTTTGTATGCTACTTTTTCAAAAAACCTCATAGGTTGTTTATGTTGTTCTTCTTCTAACATTTCTTCATATTTTTTCTTACTACATCCCATATTTAAAAACTTAATTGTGATTTATTTTCACTAATTTTTATTAATAACTCATCTGCAAACTCAATAGAATAATCTCTTACTGCTTCTATTGTCATTTTTTGAGGCTTAGCTTTAGTGCCTATATTTACTATGCTTTCTAATTTTAATTCTTTTACAAAACTATTTATACTTTCTGGTCTAAAGGCACAGAAATATAGTTTTTCTAAATTTGGATTAACAGTAAAATAATGACAAAGTTGGTGTATAAATTCTAATGGTATTTCATTTTCTAAAAGTATTTCTGTATGCTTTTTTCTAGATAAACATTTTGTTTCACAAGCAATTTTTAAATCGGCTGTTAATCCATCTGGAGAAATACCAAGTAAATCATTGTCTTCACTTTGCAACCATCCAAAAGATTCAAACTTATAACCTGTATACTTTTCTAAATACTCTATTGCAAATGGTTCTAAATCTTTACCTCTTTGAGTATGTTCATTTTCAAAACTATCAGAGGGTTCAAATTCTTCTATTTGCTGACTAAGAATATCAATGAATAAAGTATCACTTTTAATATGTAAACCTTTAGCCAAAGTGCCTCCTATTTTACCCCATTTTAAATCAAACCATTCAATAGTTCCTTGATTAATTTCTTTATAAGCTATCATTATTTAAGGCTGATTTTAAGCGATTCTTTTAAAGCATTTACAGTCGGTAAACTTTTTTCTTCTAAACTTAACTTATTCCAATTACCAACAAGTTCTTTTAAGTTTTTTGAATTATTTAAAATTAACTTTGCATTTTTATCTGATAAAGTAGAAATAGGGCTGATTGGCGAAATTCTAATTCCTCCTGTTTTTTTACCCATCATTTTTACATCAGCGTCAAAAATTAAATCAATTTTTAAACCTTTCCAATTACCAATGTTTCGGCTTTCTGCACCCGTACATTTGTTTTTTATTTTAATAATTGATGCAATTACTTTTCTGTTTGTAGAGTTTGCCACCATTGGCTTTACACCTTCTACAAATTCTAAAAAATAGCCATCTGTATTATTCCCGCTAACATCTACACTTGTATTGTAATATGCTTCTTTTATTGTTAATATGCAGTTACCTTTTTCTGCTGTAATCATTTCTACATCAACTCCCGCTAGGTGTGTAGACTTACGGTACTTCATGCAATCAATGTTTTGTTCTTTCATTAGTTTTTGTTTTTTAAATAATTCTCAATAAATAGTTTATACTTTTTTTTTACTGCATCGCTATAAAAGTCATCATTAACCCTGCTTAACGCTTCTAAATACTTATACTTTTCTGTTACTAACCACATATTTTTGTTTTTGTAAATTTATTGCTTTTATAGTTACTATGCAAGTAAAAAGTGTTAAAATTTAAATATTTTAAACTCTCCATTTCCTTTAATTTCTTGCAAACTTTTTAAGGTCATTACAAGTTCCCTTGCTTCTTTCTGAGTTTCAAACTCCGCTATCTTTTGGTAAACCTCTACTTTTTTGCTCATATAAAATTGTTGAAATATTCTCTAATTATGTTAGTTTGTTGAACTGTAAATTTATCCGTTAACTCGTAAACAAAAACGTCGTTTTGATAATCGTAGTATATTGACATATTTTCGCTTTCGTAACTCAAATAGTTTCCTGTTTCTTTTACAGGCTCTTGCTGTTCTAAAAGTCTTTTAAATTGCTTGCTGCTTATATTTTGCATAACTGTCTTCTTATTTCTTCACATTCTGCTTCTAGTATGCTAATATCAACATCTACCTTGAGAAGTGTTAATTCGTTAAAATAGTAAGTGTGACCCATTGTTTTCGCTAAGTCTATTAATTTCTGTAATCTTTCTGAGTGTCTATGCATTTAAAGTGTATTTAATTACGCCGTAAGCAACGTAAATGAAAAATATTATTAGTGTTATAAAGTAAAAATGTTCTGGCTCTATCTTCTTCATATTAGTTTATTTTATCGTCTATAATTTGTATTAACCAACGCCACCATGAGCGTTCCATTTTTAGTACTACAACATTTGCAACGCTTAATTGGTAGTACTTGTTGTCTGTTTTGTACTTGCTTGATTCCTCGAATTTAATTCCTTTCATTATTTTGGTGTTATTACTTTTATTTTCCCGCTCTTATATTGGTGGCAGATTAGACCCGTTGGTAATTTTACTGTCTTAACTATTTTATCTCTAAACATATCGTTTGTTTTATTAGGGGTTTTTACACCCCCTGTTGTTTTTTAGTTTAATAATTCTTTAATCTCAATTAATTTTTCAGAACCATCTAAATGAATGATTTGAAAATATGTTTTACCGTCTTGGATTACAATATGGTCAATATATTCTAGTTCGTTTATGTCTGTTCCTACTAGGTTTCTTGCTTCGGTCATTTGGTTTAAAGTATACATATTGTTTTAGTTTTTAATTATGGTTCAAAGATACAAACACTATTTAGATAAACAATAAACTTTAACATACTTTAACATATTTATTTTTTAAACACTATACTTATAGTAATTGATTTTATTTTTGTATATTTGTGAAAAATGTATATATATGTATATCTATAAAGTTAGACAAAATGGTTACTGGAAAGACTATTCCAACGAATATGAGTGTGAAATGTCTGCAAGGGTATGGTTTGGTAAATACGGAGAGTTTTTGTCAGCATTAAGCAATAGAGAAATAGTACTGTTTAAAAACACTAAAAAAGTTAAATAAATGCACCCTACAAGAATATTTAAAGCACCTACCGAATTGGAAACGGCTTTTAACGAGTATAAGAAAGACGTAGATATACAATCTGGTCAATGGTTAAAAATTCAATATGTTGGTAAAGATGGTGAACGTAAAACAGATGGTCAAAAAGTGCCATTAACTTTTGAGGGGTTTAAACGATTTTGCTATAATAATTACGGATGCGTTGAACAATATTTTATAAATAAAGATAATTTATACTTTGAGTTTATTAGTATCTGTTCACGCATAAAAGATGAAATCAGAGAGAATCAAATAACAGGAGGTATGTTAGGCTTCTTTAATCCATCAATTACGCAACGTTTAAATAGTTTGGTAGAGAAGCAACAGACAGAAATAACAGGTGGCTTAAACATACCTAATTTACCTGATATAGGTGAGCGAAAATAAGTATAAATATACTAAGGCATATTATAAGATATTAGACCTTATTAAGTCAAACCCTAATGAGAACGTGTTTGTCATTAGAGGTGGGCAAGGTGCATCTAAAACAGTCAGTATAATAGAGTTGTTGATACAGTCTTTATGTTCTTCAACTAAAGAGGCAACTATCTTATCATCTGAGTTAAGTAAGATGAAACGTACAGTTATACGTGATTACAAAAAGATATGTAAAGACTGGGGGGTATTAGAGAATGAACACGATTTTAACAAGTCAGAAAGCAAACATGAGTACTTTAACGGATCTTACTTAGATTTCTTAGGTGCTGATGTAAATGATGTTGGTAAAGGCTTTAGACGTGATATTTTATACATAAATGAGGCTGATAAAATGGATGTTGATACGGCTGTTCAATTTATATCTAGGGCAGGATTAACTATTATAGATTATAATCCAGACAGTTTGTTTTGGGGTGATGATTACATAAATGAAAACAACTTTATAACATTAACCTTTAAAGATAACGAATACCTAGCAGATAGCGAGGTTAAAAGTATATTAGACTATAAGCAAAAGGGCTTCTTTAATACGTTTCTACCAACAGAAAGTATATTTACAGATGGTAATATAAAAAATAAATATTGGAGTAATAAATGGCGAGTTTACGGTCTTGGATTAACTGGTAATTTAGACGGCGTTATCTTTGACAATTGGTCAATTATACACAATGTTCCAAGCGATGCGAGGTTAATCGGCATAGGCTTAGACTTTGGATATACTAATGACCCTACTGCAATAGTGGAGGT